CCCATCCCTCGGCGCGGTCTCTATCGGTTGCCACGTCACGGCGTCAGTCCTCCAGCTTCATGCAGGTCGCGGCAGAACGGCGGCATCCCCGGCTTACCGACCGGCGCGAAGCACTGATCACACAGCCACAGAGTCCCGGTGTCGGGGTCATGGTAAGCCGTGCCGCCGCAGGTTAGCGGGATCGGGCGGGTGTCTGTGGGGCTCACGCTTCAATCTCCTTGTCGGTCCAAACAACGGCTTCCGATGTTACGGTGTCAATTCTTTTCACGGCCAGGCCCGGAACAACGTGCGCGTGGTTCTTCGCCCATTCGACCGCGTGCGAGAGCGTTTCAAGAGTGCAGGCGACAGCGCCCGCCGCCGTGACCACGTGATAGGATGTGCGGGTCATCACAAAAACCCCGTCAGTTTCGCCACCAGCCCAATGCAAGCGGTGATCACGATTAACGATGCCGTTTGGTAGGCGTACCAGGACCAAGGGCGCATCACGCCACCTCCAATTCCAAAAACACCCCCGCCTCGTCGGCGGCGGCTCCAATGTCATCGAGCAACGCCCAAGCGCGCTCACGGTTGAAAAGCAGGATCAGCCCGCGCACGACCTCGGGCGCAAGGCGCGTGTGGTCGAGGTAGACTTGGCCGGCGTGGCAATGAAAGCGGGTCATTGGGCGTCTTCTTCGGCCTTGGCCGCTTCCCATTCCAAGACCTCATCAGCGCAATCGATGCAGACAAGCTCCCCGGTGAGTTCGTAAACCTCGACGCTGGGTGAGAAGTCGCGGGCGCAACATTCGCTGCAACGCGACTCCGAATGGATGACGTAGGCTTTGCGCGTCATCACGCGGCCTCCGCACGGTCGCGCACCATGGTCAAGTGGCGGTCGATCTCGTCGCGGATGCGGGCAAGATCGGCGTCGGAAGCGAACACCGAACATCTCATGCTAAGTCGCAACCACTGGTGGCCGTCCACGCGCTCGATATCAATTTCGTCGCCGGGCGACAGGTGAATATTGGTGGTGATAGTAGCCATCAAGCCGCCTCCCCATAAGCCGCCGCCGCTTCCGTAATGCTGGCGAACCGGCTGACCGTTATATCGCAGTCCTTCTCGCCGTCGCGGCTAAAGAACCATTGTTCCGTGACGACCTCAAACCCCGCCGGGGTTTCGAGTAGCGACACCTTGCGCGACCAGTCATAAGGCGTCCGCTTGTCGCCGTGCGACGTGGCGATGATGTGTGCGGGCATCTTAGACCTCCCAACCCGCGTTAAGCCCCATGTGCGGGGTGAAAACATACTTCCGACCGTTGGCGGGGTTCCAAAGGCGGTAGTCGGGGCCGACCTTCTCGACCACTTCCAGCGTCAGGAAGCCGACCCTGACCGTCTCGCCGTTCGACCAGTCCTGCGTGCGGCGGGGGGTCTGATAGCCGTTCTGAAGGCCGCCTAGGGCGGATCGGCTGGCGCGGTATCCAACAAACTTGGGCATCTCGTTTTCTCCGTTTGCGTTGTTCCCCATAGTCACCACGCAAGCGTGACGGTCAACAAAAAAATGCGCCCCCAGGCCGTTTTTAATGATTGACCCCGCCGTGCCTATGCGTCACCACTAGGGCCATGACATTAGCTCAGTGGATGGCCGCCAACGGCTACAAAGACCAGCGCCTTGCGGACGAACTGTCCCTGTCGCGCTCGGCAATCACCCGCATCCGTCGCGGCGAGCGTAAGCCGTCGCTTGACGTCGCCCTGCGCCTTGAGCGCGTCACCGGCTTGCCGATTGGCGCGCTTGTGGGGGCGGCGTGAAACCTGTCGCCACAAACAACCCTTCAGGAGCAAACGAAGTGACCGAACGCAAAAACAACGCGCGGAAGTTCCCAAAATACGCGGACCTTCCGATCCACCGGCTGGCGGACCAATACCTGCCAAGCCTGAACGACCACCAGGCGCACCTCGACACTATCGCCCGCGCGAACAACGGACGCGGTTTCTCCGTCGCGAAGGTGCGGCCGTGAGAAGTTGGACGCCGGAAGAGCTGACACGCTTGCAAGAGCTTGTCGGGCTAGGGTGGGCGCGGCAACGCATCGCCGCCGACCTCGACCGCAGCGTGGACGCCGTGAAGGCACGCATAAACCACGGCGGGTTCGACAAGCCGCCCATGCGCGCCGTAACATGGTGGACGCCGGAGGAGGAGGCGAAGCTCGAAGAGCTTTGGCGGATCGGCCACTCTCTCACCGAGATCGGGCGCATCCTCGGCAAGGGGCGCGGTGCTATCGCCGGGGCCTGCGCGCGACGGGGGTTGAAACGTGACGCGGCAAGCCGGGGGCTCATTAACTCCGTCGCATCATCCGTCCGCTCCGAACGGTCGCCCGCCCGCAAGCGCGTCGCCAACTGGTCAATCTCCAAGGTCCCCGCCCCCGCCGACGTAGCGCGTTACGTCCCCAAGACACACGCCGTACCGCCGACCGCCAAGCATTGGCTAGAACGCGCGTTCGGTGAATGTGCGTTTCCTGTAGACGGCGCCGGGGTTGATCTGATTTCGTGTTGCCGCAAGGGCTGGCGCACCACACCGGACGCCGCCGCCTATTGCGACGAACACCGCGCCGTCATGTTCGGCGCACCGCGTAGCGATCTGGAAGGGTTGGAGAAGGTGGTATGAGCTACCAGCGCAAGGAGGTGATCGGGGATGCGACGCTGTATCTGGGCGACTGCCGGGACATCCTTCCGACGTTGGGGAAGGTTGACGCGGTTGTGACGGACCCTCCGTTCGGGATGGCGTTCCAAAGCAATTACCGGACGGTGCAGCACGCGGAAATCGCCAACGACGGAACCGATGAACTGCTGCGGTGGGCATGCGAAATACCGGCCCGCCACTCCAGCTATGTCTTCTGCAGGTGGGACAATATCGCCGCACTTCCGAAGCCTAAGAGCCTCGTGACATGGGTTAAGAATAACTGGTCAATGGGCGACCTGGAGCACGAGCACGCGCGGCAGACTGAGGTCGCGTGCTTCTATCCAGGCCCCGAGCACAGGTGGCCTAGAGGGCGACCGACCGACGTTGTGGAGTGTCCCCGCACCGGGAACGTCTACCACCCTACCGAGAAGCCTGTGGCGCTTATGTGGGCGATTGTAGGCTGGACGGAGGGTGTCGTTTTCGACCCGTTCGCAGGAAGCGGAACAACCGGGGTCGCCTGCGTGCAGCGGGGGCGCGCGTTCATCGGCTGCGAGATTGATCCGGCGCATTTCGAGACGGCCTGCCGCCGCATCGCCAAGGCTTACGAACAGCCCCGGCTCTTTGACGAGCCACCCCCAAAGCCAGTGCAACCTTCTCTGTTAGGGGACCTGTCGTGACCATCCTGGCAATAGACCCCGGCCTCTCGGGCGCGCTTGCGTTCTTGAAGCCGTCCGGCAATCTCACCGTCATCGACATCCCGACGCTCCAGCTAAAGAAGCGCGTGATCGACGAATATGCGCTCGCGCGAATCGTTGACGAGTGGGCGATTGAGGTGCGCGAGGTTTGGCTGGAGCAAGTCGGCGTGCGGCCGGGCGAAGGCGCGGTCGGGGCGTTCACGTTCGGGCGCGGCTATGGGCTGATACGCGGTATCTGCGCCGCCAACTTTTTGACGATCCACGACGTAACACCGCAGGTCTGGAAGCGCGCCTTAGGCGTACCAGCGGAAAAGGATGGCGCACGCGCCGTCGCGTCCCGCTACTTCCCGCGCTACGCAGGCGAGTGGGCGCGCGTGAAGGATGACGGGCGGGCCGAAGCCGCGTTGATCGCGCTTTATGGTTCAAGGCAGATGCAAGCGAGGGCCGCGTGACCCAATCCCTCACCGGCGCCGGCTGGTATTTCTCCGCGTCTCACCGCGACCCGATCCGCAAGGAGTTGCACGGCCACTCCTACGAGGTCACCGCCTACTGGCCCTCGGAGCCGCCGCGCGATGCGATGGTCCTGCAATGGACCCTGCGCGACGTGTTGAAGGGCTTCGACCATGTGACGCTGCCCGACGAAATGACCCGCGCCGAAACGCTGGCCCGCGCCATCGGATCACTGATCGACGGATGCGTTCGCGTGGACATCGCCCGGCCTTCGGAGCGCCTGCGTTGCGAGGTCTGGTTGTGATGACGGTCTGTTACCACGGAACGCCGATCACGCCACAAAGCTCGCTCTTGAAGCTCGCCGGGCGTCACTTCTGCGTCTCGTATTTCAACCGGACAAAGACCAGCCTCCCGCTGATCGAGGGCATCGCGTCCAGCCTCATGCTCGATAACGGCGCGTTCTCGGCATGGCAGGCGGGCGTTGATCTTAGCGATGCCTACTGGTCCAGCTATTTCGATTGGTGCGACCCGCTGCTGGACCGCCCGACGACGTGGGCCGTCATCCCCGACGCCATCGCCTCGGGAACCCAGGAGCAAGACCGCCTCATCCGGCTATGGCCGCACGGCGACCGTGGAGCGCCCGTCTATCACCTGACCGAAGACTTCATGCAGCCGTTGTCGCGGTTGGTGCGGCTGACACAGGAATGGCCGCGCGTCTGCATCGGCTGGGCGCACCCACCGTCAAAACACCCGATCAACGGTGTCGCGTTTGAGCGCGCGATGGATGCGCTTTGGAACGAGCTGGCGAGGCATCATAGCCGCACGCCGGTAGTCCATATGTTCCGGGGGATGCAACTCGTCCGGTCGCGGTGGCCGTTTGCGTCCGTCGATTCAACCGACGTTGCCCGCAATCACAACCGCCCGCAGAACACGCCCGAAGTCATGGCCGCCCGTTGGGATGCGGCGCAATGCCCGGCGCGATGGGAGCAGGCGCCCTCTCCTTTAGAATTGGATTTTGCATGAAGAACGCATTTGAAACACACAACATCGGCCACCTGTCGCCGTCGTCCATTAACCTCTGGCTTAACGCGCCGTCGCTGTGGGTGATGGAGAAGCTCCTGGGCCACCGTGGGGGTATGGGCGCCGCCGCTCACCGTGGCACGGCGACAGAGGCGGGCGTCAGCGCCGGGCTGTTCGACCACGACCTGACGCTTGACGACTGCGTCGCCGTCGCCTTGCCCGTCTATGACCGGCTTACGGCGCTGTCAGGCGACCCTAAGCGCGAAACCGAGCGCGGGGTTATCCCCGGCATGGTCAAGCAGGGGCTCGCCCTGCGTACGCACGGCGTCCCGATCCGGCCCAACCAGGGCGACCAGCACAAGGTCGAAACGTCGCTTGATGGCGTCGGCGTGCCGGTGATCGGCTATCTCGATTGGATGTTCGCCGATGAGATTCTAGACCTCAAGACCACCCTTCGGGTTCCCTCCGCCATGAGCGAGACGCATCTGCGCCAGGCGTCCGTCTACAAGCGGGCGCACCTGGATAAGCGCGTGCGGTTCGTTTACGTCAGCGACAAGAAGTCGGAAACGCACACGCTCACGCGCGAGCAATACGACGCCGCCATTGTCCAGCTTACGGGCGCGGCTTTGCGGTTGCAGAGATTTCTTGCAATCTCGACCGACCCGCGCGAACTTGCCGCCATTGTTCCGCACTCGTCGGATAGCTTTTATTTCAACGACCCGGCGACGCGCGCCAAGTCGGTTGAAGTGTTCGGTTACTGAAAGGCCCTTGCATGTTTGAAGTTCGCAAGCACTCACACAAGACGCGCGGGAAACCGCTCCTGGGTTTCACGATCCACGACGGCGACCGCGAAGTCTGGCGCGGCGATGGCTTCATTGAGCCCGATTACCGCGCGGCGTCTATTCAGGTCGCTCTGCGCGAATTGAACGGCCAGCCGCCCGTCATCGCGGGTGAGAATATTCTTGACCGGACGGCGATGATTCTTGCCGATTGGTCCCGCCGCCGGTTCCCCGAACACGCGGCATAGAATGGGCGGTCCCGACCCTTTCGGGTATGTGTAAACTGAGGAAAATGTAAAATGGCACTAGGATTGCAGACCGAAGCCGGTGGCGGTGAAAACTTCCTTCCGGTGGTCAAGTACGACGCCCGCGCCGGGCGGGTGTTCCGCATCGACCGCCATCAGGACAGCGCGGGCAACTGGTCGTCCGATGACGTGGACATCACGTCCACGTTCCAGGGCGCGTTCGACCTCGGCGCCATCGAGGTCGGCTGGGTGTATTTCGTCGCGGGCCAAGGCCCGTCGTGGGCGCTCGTGCCGCTCGGCCAGCCCCTCCCGGCCAGGCCTTCCGAGAACCACAAGCAGTGCTTTCGCCTCAAGGTGAAGCTCGGCAAGGCGTGTGGCGGTGACGTGCGTGAGTTCGCGTCGCAGGCCAAGTCGGTGATCGGCGCGGTGGACAAGCTGCACGACGCCTACACGGCGGGGCTCAAGGACAACCCCGGCAAGGTTCCCGTCGTCGCCATGACCGGGACCACGGCGATCAAGTCCACCGGCAAGGGGCAGACCTCGACCAACTATGCCCCGATCTTCGAGATCAAGTCGTGGGTGGATCGTCCCGCAGACTTCGACGCGGCGCCGGCCGCTACGCCCGAACCGGAGCCCGTCGCGGCGACGGTCGCGGGTGACGACGACACCGAGTTCTAAGAGACCCTCCCCTGGGCCAACTTGGCGGGGCGTGAAAGCGTCCCGTCTTTTTTTGCACGTTGACGGACGTTGGCGTGCGTGCCAATGTGGAACCATGATGACAGAACACCCGCGCCGAGCATATCGGATCGACGAGTTTTGCCGGGCTTTCGGCCTTTCTCGCTCAACGGTTTACACCCTAATGGACGCCGGTAAGCTGGCATCCGTCAAGGTCGGAAGGCGACGGCTTATCCCCGTTGAAGCCGCCGAGGCGCTTCTCAAGACCGACGCCTAGGCGGTGCGGGCGTGCCCCTTCCCCCTAAAGCCGCACCCTTGATCGCCATGCTCGCCAGCGACAACGAGGGCGAGGCAATGAACGCGCTGCGGGCGTTGAAGCGTGTTCTAGGCGGTGCGGGTATGGACTTCCATGACCTAGCTCGGGGTTCAACGCCCGCGCGCCGCGAGCCGTGCCGCGTTTGCGCAGAGCGGCAGCGGCGGGAGCAGGCAACGTCGAAAGCGCGCGGCTCACACGCCGCCGACCTAAAATGGCTCTTGGCGCAACCGTTCCGGTATTCGGAAAGGGAAGCCGATTTTCTTCAAAACCTGGGATCATGGGAAGGCGAGCTAACCGAAAAGCAAGCCGCGTGGTTTCAGAACATTCTAGCAAAGGTCCGAAAGGCCGCTCAGGAGGCCGAGTTTTGATGTCCGCCGCAGCCGACACGTTTAACCATGAGTTCGCCAACGCCTACGCGTGGGCGGCCATGTATCGCGGCCTGGGGCTTCAAGTGGTCCCGGCGGGCGACCCCGCACAAGGGCCGAACTGGAAGCGCCCCAGCCTCCCGCAATGGACGGAATTGCAAACGTCCCTGGCGCCCGAAACGACGTTCTCGCGCTGGTACGACCCCGAGATCGGCAAACACCGCACGCGAGACAATATGGGCCTGATCATGGGCCTGGCGTCCGGCGGGGTGTTTTGCGTCGATCTGGACCTCCACAAAGACACTGGAATGGCCCGCCAATGGTGGGCCGACCTGCTGGCGGAAAACGCCCACGGTGTTGAGCCCGTTACGCCGTCACAGCGCACGGGGGGCGGCGGGCGGCACATTCTATTCCGCGCGCCGGAAGGGTGGGCGTCGCCCACATTCAAGACATCCGTAGGCATCGACATCCGGGGGCAGGGCGGCTTTATGATGGCCGCGCCCAGCCGCCACGAAAGCGGGCGCGAGTACGCCTGGGAAGAAGGGCGCGAGCCGTGGCTGACGGACATCGCCCCGGCCCCGGAATGGCTTGTGGAGGCCATCGAAGCGTTACGCGAGCAATACGCGCCTTTGGCCGGCGGGGGCGCCGCGCGTACGCGGACGGAAGGAGCCGAAAAGTACCGCGCGGAAGGCGTTCGGTTTGAGGAGATAGACGAGCGCGAGGAAACTATGCACCGCCTGATATGGGGCGTGCTTTGTGACCTCCGTCGCCGCTCCCCGGATGACACCGAACCATTTCCGGGCGACGCGGCCGATGAGTTTGACCGCGCATGGGGTGTCTATCTAGAGAAGGTGGGTTCCCGCCTGACCGACCCCAACGCGACAAAGGAAGCCTTGCTGGAGCGCGAGGGGCGCGGAAAGAGCGAGTTTCGCCGGAAGTGGCAGCGCGCCGTAAAGCAATGGAACGGCAAGCTAAAGGAAGCCGCCGCCGAACCCCGACCGGGCGAGCCGCCGCCAAGTAAGGCTTACACAAGGGACGACGACGGAACGCTGCACGACCCCGAGACGGGGGAGGTGTTTGAGCCCGAACCGGGTCCGCCGCCCGCTTCCGACTTTCCCGACCACCTGACGCGCCCGCCGGGCCTGCTGGGCGACATCATAGACTGGATTGAGGCGACATCGCGCCACCCGTCGCGGGCGATGGCTCTAGGCGTCGCCCTGGGTGTCGTGGGGACCGTCGCGGGGCGTAAGTACGCCACACCGACAAAGTCCGGCACGCACATCTATGCGCTGGCCCTGGCGCCGACGGGGGCGGGGAAAAACCACGCACCCAAGCAAGCCAAGCGGCTTTTGCGAGCGGCCGGGTTGGGCGACCTGATCGGCCCCTCACAATATATGAGCATGAGCGCGGTGTTCGCTACGCTCGGCAAAAGCCCCCGCCACGTCTCGTTTATCGACGAGTTCGGCGGCTACATGACGCGCATCGCATCGGCCAAGGGGAGCCCCCACGAACGGGCGGTGAAGGACATTCTCCGCACCGCCTGGGGCGCGTCGTTTGAAGAGCTTCGGCCCCTGTCATACGCGGACGGGCGCGTTATAGAGCCCATCATAAGCCCGGCCCTGTCGATCTGCGGCATGAGTACGCCGGAGGAGTTTTACAAGGCGCTCGCGGGTGATGACGTTTTCAACGGCTTCCTGAACCGCTTCCTGATCATCCGCATTTCGGAGAAGCCGCACGAGGTCGAGCCCAAAGAGGATGAGTTCGACCCGCCCGGTTCGTTGCTTTGGGGCATTGCCCGGATCAAGGACCGCGTTTCGGGCGCGCTTGCGGACGCGCTTCACGATGAATCCCGCCCCATCTTGCGGCTGAACTGGGCGTCACCGGAAGCCGCCGCCGTCTATACCGTCCTGCGCCGGGATATGGAGCGGCGCGAGGATGACGCGGCGCTTGTGTCCCGCGTTGCGGAGATGGCGTGCCGCCTGGCAACGATCCGGGCCATCGGGCGCGACCTTGAGGAACCGACCGTAGCCGTACGAAAAGATGACATAGAGTGGGGCCGCGACCTCGCTTTATGGTCCGCCGAACGTATGATTCAGGACGCCCAGGACTTCATGGCCGAGACCGAAAACCAGGCCCGCGCAATGCAAATCCTGCGCCTGATACGCGAGGCGCCCGACCGACAGATCAAGCACTCCGACCTGTTGCGGAAGTTGAAACACCGCTTCGACGCGAAGGCTATCGTCACCATTTTGGAAGGCCTGATCGGGGCCGAACAAGTCGCCCTGATCGAAACCCAGACACCCGGCGCGGGGCGAAAAGGGAGGGCCTATGCGTACCTCGGTTAGGGCAATTCATTTCCGAAAGGCCTCGGGAAAGAATTGCCGGAGGGCCGAAAAAGCCCCAAAAACCTATTCTTTCCCCGGGAAAGAATCCAATGAATTGCCCCCTTTTTTTCAATGTTTTCAAAGTCTGAGCAATTCTTTCCCTCTTTCCCTGGGGGGTATCTTATGAGAGGGGAGGGTATCCCCCCCCCATTTACGGGAAAGAATTGCTTGGGCCTCAAAAATGACAGGACCGAAAATGCCCACACCCACTGACGCCGGAACCCTCCAGGCCGTGTTCGAGGGCGTCGAGAACGCCCGTTCGGAGGCCGAGACGGAATGGGGGTTTGAACGCCTTCCCATGCTGGTTTCTGATGATTTGCGCGCTAAGCTCTATCGGCAGAAGGCCAAGTGGTCGGAAGCGTACCAAGCCGCGTGGGCGGCGGACGTGCTGACGCGGGACATGCTGGCGGAAGTCGAAAAGCAGGCGGGCGCCATGAAGCGGGCATGGGCCGCGCTATCACAAGCCGCAAGCGACGCCGGCCACCGCGCCGTGAAGCCTTGGGTTTGGGAAGTGCCGCTTGCGAACGGAACCGTCGCCGCGCTTGTCCGCACCGACGCCGAAGTCGCGGACGTTGAAGCGTCCGGTCGGTTCGTTGCGGTCTATACGGCGCGCGAAATCGGGAATATCATTGACGCCCTGCCCCCGACGCTGGTGGAGGCAAAGCGCGTGTTTCCCGGTTCCAAGTTCCAAGGTTCGTTTGACCGCTCCTGGGTTAAGGACGGCGACGAAATCCCATTTTGACAACGGAGCTAGACGCATGACCGAACCTTACCGCAACGCAGACACCCGGCTGAAAGCCGCCTTCGCCGCCTTGAGGGCTGAGATTGTGGATATCCTTGGGGAGCCCATGGATACGTTCGATCCCGAGAAGCTGGACGTTGACCCGTCGGATTATGATTGGGCGATGCTCGATATCGAGAATGTCCGGGACGCCATCCTCGACTACGCCAAACAACCCGCAAGCGAGGGGTGAGGGATGACCTGGAAATGCTTGTTCGGCGCGCACCGCTGGCGCTGGTTTTCACTTTACGACCCCGGCGAGCTTGGCGCCAGCGTCCATCTCAGCCAGTGCCAGTCCTGCGGCAAACTTGCGGGCGGTTGGAGGGGTTTGGTAAATGACCGCTCGTAACGCCAAGAGCCGCGCCTTCGCTTCGGTCGCAAAAGCCCACCACGCCCGCACCCGCGCAAACCTCGTCCGCCAGGCCGAACGGGAACGCGCCAAGGCCGAGGCTCTGGAGGTGTCCACCGGAGTTGACGAAACTGTCGCGCTTGCCGAGGGCAGGGGGGAAGCGTTCGAGCGTCCGAAGCAACGACCAGGGGAGCGCGCCAAGCCGGTTCGTCGCCTCAACGGCCTGGCCTATCTCGTTTCGCGCGGTGTGATCGACCGTGAGCTTGCCCAGATCGGCGAGCAATGGGGCGACCTCTGGCGCGAAGGCTTCGGCCCCGTTCCCCTGCGCTCGTGCATCAACGACGCCGTGGGCGGTGGTGGCGACAGAACGGGAAACGCCATAGAGGCCGCAAAAACGCGCGTACAGGCCCAACGGCGGCTTTTGGCTATGTCCCTACGTCTAGACCGCGTTCCCGCCGTCTGGGGCGCTCTGGTGGCGATTGCGGGGCAAGGTATGACGCCCCGGCAGTACGGCGGCAACGAACGCGCCGCGCACGCCGCGCAAACGCGCGTGGTTGATGCCCTCGAATTGATGCGCGCGGGGTTGCGGCGTTGAAAAAAGTTTCAAAAGCGGTCGGGATGATGCTTGCGGGCGCCGTTCCGCCAGATGGAGTGCCGGAATAGCCCCTTGACACTTGCCCGCGAATAGGGCAACAAAACCCTAAAGCCCAGCAGCGCGTCCGTGCCGGGCGACCTCCACACACCCCAAACGCTCAGAGGCCCACCGATGCCTAACCGCTCGGACTACTGGCCCGAGTTCCCTGTCATCCTGGGCTTCGGCTCAACCCATGAAATGCGGGACGCCGGCGACACCGGAACCAAGTCGCGCCTTTGGGAACTGCGCTCGACCAGCAAGGCCGCGTGCAAGGCTTACGACCGCAACGACCCGCCGAAGATCAATCGCGTGGCAGGGTTCAGGCGCACATGACCTACGCCGGCAAGCCCATCAGCACACTCACCGAAGCCGAGCTAGACGACGCCGAGGCGTTCTGCATCGAACACGCCCGCATTGCATCGGAAGTCTACGCCGCCAACATGCGCGCACTTGCTGAGATAGCCGCAGCACGCGAGCGCCAAGCGGCGACGGTTAACTGACCCGCCAAGGAGGAACCGTGAACCCTCCGTATGAGTTCAACCAAGACATAGCCGACGCCATCTGCCTTCGGATAGCTGAAGGCGAAAGCCTCCGGTTCATTTGCGGGCCGAACCGAGACCGCGACGCGCTGCCTGGCCAAAACACGGTTTACAAGTGGCTGAACGAGAACGACGCCTTCGCAAAGCAATATGCGCGCGCGCGGGAAATGCAGGGCGACACTTACGCCGACCGCGCGGTTGACGAGGCCCTGGAAGCGACCGACGCGGCGATTGGCCGTCTCCGCATGGACGCGCTGCGCTGGGCGGCGTCGAAGCTGAACGCCAAGAAGTACGGCGACAAGCTTCAGGTGGGCGGCGATCCGAACGGAGCCCCGGTAGCGTTTTCGTGGCTGCCGCCAGAAGGGTAGTCATCCCCTACGCACCTCGACGCGCGTTCCTGCCGCTGCATCAGCGCACGGAGCGGTTCGGGGTTGTCGTGGCGCACCGCCGGGCCGGCAAGACGGTTGCGGCGATCAACGATCTGATCCGGGCGGTTCTGTCGTGCCCGAACCCGAACCCTCGCGCGGCCTATCTCGCGCCCTACTACGCCCAGGCCAAGGACGTGGTCTGGAACTATCTGAAGCACTACACCGCCTCGATTCCCGGCGTGATGACGAACGAGAGCGAACTTCGCGTTGATCTGCCCAACGGCGGGCGGGTGAGGCTCTACGGCGCGGATAACTACGACCGCTTGCGCGGCATCTACCTCGATGACGTGGTGCTGGACGAATATGCGGACATGGACCCGCGCGCGTGGTCCCAGGTCATCCGCCCGGCTCTGGCGGACCGTGAAGGCCGGGCCTTGTTCATTGGAACGCCGAAGGGCCGCAACGCTTTCTGGAAGCTCTACGACGAAGCACAAGCGGACCCGGAATGGTTCTCGATGCGCCTGAGAGCGAGCGAGACCGGCATCTTGCCCCAGGCGGAATTGGACAAGATGCGCGCGACGATGAGCGAGGACGAGTACGCGCGGGAACTAGAGACCAGTTTCGAGGCCGCCATCGAGGGCGCGTATTACGCCCGCGTCCTGACCGACGCGGAGACCGAGAAGCGGATCGGCAACGTGCCGCATGATCCGGGCATCGAGGTCCACGCGGCCTGGGACCTGGGGATTGGCGACTCGACCGTCATTTGGCTGGCGCAGTTCGTCGGGCGTGAGGTCCGGTTGATTGACTACATTGAGAACAACGGGGTCGCGCTCGATTGGTACGCTCGGGAACTTCGGAACAAGCCTTACACCTATGCGCCGTTGATCCTGCCGCATGACGCGCAGGCGCGGGA